CAGATGTTACAAAAAGAAACAGAAATGGCCAGACAAAGTCTGGTTTATACTCTTTGTTTATCCCAATGGAATGGAACTACGAAGGATTTATTGATGAGTTCGGAATTCCAGTTTTCACTACTCCTGATGTCGATAGGTTCGACCCAAGCGGTGAACTAATAGATGTAGGTGTAATAGATAACTGGCAGAACGAAGTAGATGGTTTAAAGGATGATTCAGATGGTTTGAATGAATTTTATAGACAGTTTCCAAGAACCACAGAGCATGCTTTTAGAGACGAGACCAAAGGAAGTATATTTAACCTAGTTAAATTGTACGAGCAGATAGATTACAACGAAGAGATGTCAAACACTCTAGGTATTACTCAAGGTAATTTCCAATGGGTTAACGGGGTTAAAGATTCTCAAGTAATATTTTATCCAGATAGAAAAGGTAGGTTTAAATTAAGTTGGGTTCCACCTTCTAATATGCAAAATAACGTTGTACTTAAAAACGGTATTAAGTATCCAGGTAACGAACACATGGGCTCGTTTGGATGTGATTCATACGATATATCAGGCACGGTGGATGGAGTAGGATCTAAAGGAGCTTTACATGGCTTGACGAAGTTCAGCATGGAAGACGCCCCGGCAAACAGTTTCTTTTTAGAATACTTATCAAGACCTCCGACGGCTGAGATGTTCTTTGAAGATGTTCTAATGGCTTTAGTTTTTTACGGGATGCCAATATTGGCAGAGAACAATAAACCTCGCCTCTTGTACTATTTAAGGCGAAGAGGATACAGAGGGTTTAGTATGAATAGACCTGATAAGATATGGAATAAATTATCTGTAGCAGAAAAAGAAGTTGGTGGTATTCCCAATTCAAGTGAAGATATAAAACAAGCACATGCCGCTGCGATTGAAATGTACATTCAAGATCACGTGGGTATTAAGCAGGATGGAACACACGGAGATTGTTATTTTAACGAGTTGTTAAATGACTGGTGTAAGTTCGATATAAACAAAAGAACAAAGCATGATGCTTCTATAAGTTCTGGTTTAGCTATAATGGCTAACAATAGACATTTATATAGGCCAAACGCTGAGGTTAAAAAACCTCAACTAAATGTAAACATTTCCAGGTATACTAACACTGGAAGCAATTCACAAATAATCAAGTAATAAATATGGCAGAGTCTGGCATTAAAAGTTATTTTCCAAGTCAAACGGTTAGCGATGCTGAAAAGTTAAGCTATGAATATGGTTTAAAAGTAGCTAAAGCTATAGAGCAAGAGTGGTTTAACAACGACAGAGGTTCTAATAGATATAAATCTAACCACAATAATTTTCATAATCTTAGGTTGTACGCTAGAGGCGAGCAGTCTATTCAAAAATATAAGGATGAGTTATCGATCAACGGTGATTTGTCCTATCTTAATTTAGATTGGAAGCCTGTACCTATAATACCTAAGTTTGTTGACATAGTTGTTAACGGTATAGCGGAAAGAACATACGATGTGAGAGCACACTCTCAAGACCCTTTTGGCGTTAGCAAAAGAACAGAGTATATGGAAGATATACTGAAGGATATGAACAGCAAGGCTTTTGACGATTCAGCTGCGCAATTTGGTGTTGATTCTAGAAGCAGTGATATGGAGCAAAAAGATTTACCAGAAAGTAAAGAAGAGCTAACCGTACACATGCAGCTAAGCTATAAGCAGTCTATAGAAATAGCAGAAGAGCAAGCAATAAACACTTTGTTTGAAGGCAATGATTATGAGTTAATTAAAAAAAGGTTTTACTACGATATTGCTGTTCTTGGTATAGGAGCTACTAAAACTTCTTTTAACACATCAGAGGGCGTTACCATTGATTATGTTGATCCAGCAAATCTAGTTTATTCTTATACTGATTCACCTTATTTTGAAGATGTTTATTACGTTGGTGAAGTAAAAAGAATACCTGTAAATGAGTTAGCAAAACAATTTCCTCACCTGCTAGGTGAAGATCTTGACGATATAATGAAAAACAATTATAGCAGTAAATCTAATTATAACTCCGTGAACTCTTACGACAAGGGAGACAACAACACGGTTCAAGTTATATACTTTAACTATAAAACTTATATGAACGAAGTTTACAAGGTTAAAGAAACTGCTACTGGTAGTGAAAAGATAATAGAGAGAGATGATCAATACAACCCACCAGAAGATAAAGAAGGTGGTTACGGTAGAATGTTAAGATCTATAGAGTGTTTATACGAGGGTGCTATGATTCTTGGCACAGACAAGCTGCTTAAATGGGAGATGTCTAAAAACATGATGAGGGAAAAAAGCGATTATACTAAGGTTAAAATGAATTACGCTATAGTGGCTCCGAGAATGTACAATGGAAGGATAGAATCTTTAGTGGGTAGAATAACTGGCTTTGCTGATATGATTCAGTTAACTCATTTGAAGCTACAGCAAGTAATGGCTAGAATGGTTCCTGATGGCGTGTATTTAGATGCTGATGGCTTAGCTGAAATAGATTTAGGCAATGGTACAAACTATAACCCACAAGAAGCTCTAAACATGTACTTTCAAACGGGTTCTGTTATTGGTAGATCATTTACCTCTGAAGGCGATATGAATCCCGGTAAAGTACCTATTCAAGAAATAACATCTGGATCTGGTGGTAATAAAATGCAGGCTTTAATTGGCACGTACAATTATTACATGCAGATGATAAGAGATGTAACTGGGCTTAACGAGGCTAGAGATGGTAGTACTCCTGATAAAAACGCTTTAGTTGGCGTTCAAAAAATGGCTGCTGCAAATTCAAACACAGCAACTAGACATATACTTCAAGCAGGATTATTTTTAACCTCATATACAGCGGAATGCTTATCGCTTAGAATATCTGATATTATAGAGTACTCACCAACAAAAGATGCTTTCATTCAGGCTATTGGCGCTCATAACGTTGCTACGTTAGAAGAAATGTCAGAGTTACATCTTTATGACTTTGGTATATTTATTGACTTGTTACCAGACGAGGAAGAGAAAGCTATGCTTGAGAATAATATACAAATGGCTCTTCAGCAGCAAAGTGTAGATTTAGAAGATGCTATAGATATTAGAAACATAAAAAATATAAAGCTTGCAAATCAACTTTTAAAAATTCGCAGAAAGAAAAAACTGCAATTAGATAAAGAGACTCAAAAACAAAACATGGAGCAGCAGTCACAAGCAAATCAACAGGCCGCTCAAGCTGCAGCACAATCCGAGGTTCAAAAAAACCAAGCTATATCACAATCTACAATGCAACTAGAGCAAATGAAGTCTCAATTAAAAGTTGAAGAGCAGAAACAAGAAGTAGAGCTTAAGAAACAACTAATGAAGCTTGAGTTTGATTATAACATGAAGCTCAAAAGCATGGATGTTGAAAACAAAAGAACTGGCGAAAGCGAAAAAGAAGATCGCAAGGATCAAAGAACAAAAATACAAGCTACACAGCAATCAGAAATGATTGATCAAAGAAACAGCGGTGGAACGCCTAAAAACTTTGAGTCCGCAGGTAATGATATACTAGGTGATGGATTCAATTTAAACGCGTTTGGACCAAAGTAAAATTATTAACTATTATTATATTATATTATGGAAGAAAATGAAAAAGTAGTCGAAGAGATTACACAAGAAAAAACCGAACAGGTTGATGAAAGTAAATTTGAATCTGCTGGAGACAAAAACGTTTTAAAAGTAGATTTAAGTAAACCAATAGTAAAAGAAGATACTATTGAAGAAGTAGTAGAACAAGAAGAAGTACAACCAGAAGGTGAGGCGCAGGAAGCTCCAGTATTAGAGGAGATAACTGACGAAGAGGTTGTTACTGAGGAAGAGGTTTTAGAAGTTTTAGCTGAAGCTGAAGCTACTGGGAAAGATTTACCAGAAAACATACAAAAGCTAGTTGACTTCATGGAAGAAACTGGAGGTGATTTAAGTGACTATGTAAAACTTAACCAAGACTACAATAAGTTAGATGATTCGGATTTGCTTTTTGAATATTATAAGCAAACCAAACCTCACTTAGATACAGAAGAAATTAACTTTCTTATGGATGACACATTCGCATATAATGAAGATGAAGATGATGAAAAAGACGTAAGAAGAAAGAAATTAGCGCTTAAAGAGCAAGTTGCCAGCGCTAAAAGCCACCTAGACGGGCAAAAGTCTAAATACTATGAAGAAATTAAAAGCGGATCTAAGCTCACAAGTGAGCAGCAAAAAGCTGTTAACTTCTTTGATAGGTATAACAAGGAGTCAGAAGTAACTCAAAAAGCAGTTAAAACAAACTCTGATATTTTTACACAGAAAACAAATAATGTTTTCAACGACAAATTCAAAGGTTTTGAATATAACGTCGGTGACAAGAAATACA